CGAGGATACACTTATTAAATTAAACAACATCCTCACGCAAGTAACATCAGTAAAGGATAACTATATGTGGCGCGTAATTAGAGCCGCAAAACAAAATCATATGCTAGACTAGCATAGTTATCGGCCTTTTCAGCAGTGAGCAACGGGAGGCCACTGCCATTTGCTAATAGTGCTCATCCTTTAATTCCTGGGATTTCAATGTCAGGGTTTTGTAGCTTCAACTTAAGACCCCAGTTCTCCATATCGCGCTTAGTCCATTGCTCTTCCAAGCTCGCTTCTAGCAAATCAAGTTTATTATGAATTAAGCTTAATTGACTACTAATCCAGACCACACCTCCACAAAGGGCAATCACCATACCCAAGGGCATTAACGTATCTTTTGAAATCATCATTTTTTTATCTTGTGTGGTCATTATATTAACCTCTTAATAGTTACAGTCGTTCCTATTTGCGCTGCTGTAGTCTGTGCAGAGGTAGCTTCATAGGTAACATCTATAACATCGTCAACAGCGGCGGTGAATATTGCGGAGATGGTTCTTTCAACAGGGTCTACTGTAGTGTGAGCCCTGGGGTTAGCAGTGTTTACTGGAGTACCCTCTTTATTAACGTGCATTTCGACTAATGTAGAGCCGCCTTCAAAGAATACTCTTGCTACAACTTCATATGTTCCTGCGAATTTTACTATAAAGTTTTTAGCAGAATCATCCCATTTAATCTGACTACTATCAGATTCATAATAGGTAGGAGTATTAGAGTACCCTACATGTTTTTCATCAGAAGAAGCCACATCATCGGCGGTTAATTGAATATATCCAAATGGAGCAGGTACTGGGCAAGTGCTTACGGTTAAACTTGAGGGTTGAATTGACAATGTGCCAGCAATTGCAGTGTTACCAAGGTTAGTTTCAATAGCATGAAAAGGACCTGAGACATTTAGTCCTGATAAACTACTAACGGGTCCATCTAGTAAAGCATCAGCACCAGGCCCACCACTGAGATTGTTTGCAAAGTGTATAGTCCTTCCAATAGTCTTAACAGCACCACCCGTAATAGCTACCGTAGCAACAGTTCCTAAATTGGTAATCGTGTTGGTATTAGTATTTAAAGTCCAACCTGTTACTGAGGAGGCGGGTCCAAGATACTGAGAAGGTATCTCATCTCCTGTTACAAATTCAGCTAAATTTGTAACATTGCCTAGATCATCCTCTTCTGCATAAATTGGATTTCTATCAGCCATCAAGAGCCTCCGCTAAACTTACAGTAGTCGGTAAGACTTGAAGCAAAGGTAGTGTCATCATCAATTGTTCCTACAATCTGCATTCTCACTAAGCGTTTAACTGTGGCGTTAGCATTTACTCCCGCCATTAAGTTGGAAACACCCCCTGTTCTTGTAATTGTAACAAGAACTTCGTTTTTTGGATTTATAAGTCTAAAGGCAAATCTCCCACTACTAACCTTATATAAAAGCACTTTCCAGCGATTACCAGCAGCACCACCAGTGACACCGTTACCTCTTAATCGAAAAACAACATAATTGCTTCGATCCTCATACATTACACAAACAGCGTTCGTGGAACGAGAGATACCACCAGTCCTTGACCGTGAAGGAAGAGCTACGCCAACTCCTTTAGGTCCAAATTGCTTTAGTCTTGCCATTAAACGCCAGGAGTCCGTTCATTGTCTCTCATGATATTACCTGCTTGTATCTGCCCGTAGGTAATAAAGAAATTACATGCACCGTTTTCATCGAGGCTGACCTCAAGAGTATCGGTTCGATCCGTATCTGCAAGTAAAAGTTCAACAATTCCTTTGTTTACAGAGGCATAACCTCCGCAAATTCCACTAGTAGTAACCCCAAGTACGGAGGACGTAGTTGTTGTATTTGCAACAGGAGTCGTTTGTGAATTAGCATCTATTGCTACACGAAAGAAAGCGTCAGGGTTCTCACCTGAAGCTTCTACTGAGACGTAATTACACTTAAGTGCATTTCCACCTGTATCTCTTAAAACAACTGAGGAAGTATCGGTAACAGTTAGCTGAATTGCTAACCCATAAGGCTTAAATTGAGTTTCCATTAGTTTTTCTCCTGATCATCGTCTCCTAATTCAGCAGCGATATCTGCTACCATGCTTTCTAAATCAGAGAGATCATTAACAACTTTGTCTTGTTTTTCTGTTTCGGGCATTTCAGGAACATCTTCTTGAGGTTTTTCTTCTTCAGGAGTGTCTTCAGGTGCTACTTCGTCGGTCGCAGCAGAACTTTTAAGCTTGTCCTGATCAACATTTTCGTCACTTGAGTACTCCTCATCTTTTTCTGCATCTAAATTAGCCTTCTCTTTCAGAGAGGTAATTACGTCTTCTGCGTCTCCCAGGTCTTTAGCAACACGCTTAAAATCAACTTTCTTCTCTGGGGCAATTGTTGCCTCGCCTAAAACATCGGCATAGCCTGAATCAGTAAACATTTCAAAGAGATAAGTGTTTACATCAATTGTCTCTACTCCTGATTTACCTTTTAAGAAGACTGCCATTTCCGAAAGAATCTGCTTAAGAACTGTGCCTTTAGCAGCGAGCCTGGATAAAGCTTCGAAGATAACAACCTGCGTGTTAGCAAGGCTCTTGAATGATGCTGGCTCTTGCAGGTTTTGAATGTTAACTCCATACTTCTCATTGATTGATTGAACAAACATATCTTTCACTTCTTTTTTGATTTCAAAAATCTTAGCAGAGAAGCCTTGGATGTCTTTTTCTGAGACCCCAATACCGTCTACTTGTGAAAGGCAACTAGAGAAAGTTCGATGCAGGTTCTTCTTAGAAGCTAAAGCAAGGTAAGGAACCTCTTTGAGTGCTTCAGAAAGAGCAGCAACAATGTTTTCATCACTTTCAAAGATCATGCTGGAAAGCTTTCTGATAGAAGCGTTGTTAGCCCAAATAGTATCAAAGTTCTTTTTAGACTCAACTAGCTCTTTCTTAACTAGTTCTTGTCTGCAAATCATTTCGTAAATTGAGGCAGAGACACCATCTTTCAATGTGTAAGATCTTCCTTCTTCCAACTCATCGTAAGTTAGATAAGGAAAATCAAAAGCATTTGCAACTGAGTTAGATAAGTTAACAGCGTTTTTAATCTCTGGGACGCTTCCAATCTTATCTTGGTTTTCTTTTAAGAACTCAGTAAGCTGAGGCGTAACCTCGATGAGATTTTGGAATTCTTTGGACTCAAGAATGGATTCAACAGCTTCTAACTTAGCCGATTTCTCATACAAGGAGCGTTGAACACTTCCAAGCTTTAATCGGTTTTCCCATAAGGCTAGGATATCGTCAAAAGAACTATCAGCAGAGGAGTACTCTCCATAGTGAATACCTTCGACAAAAGAGTGAATCTTTTCGCCAACAAAGGAATCAAACTCGCTACCATCCTCAAAGATGGCAGAGTCTTGAACCTTAATATTCTTAAGAGTGATGTTATCCCCAATCTCGTAATTTCCACTAATTACTTTGTTACTTTCAGATAAGTAAGTAATTAGTGAGTTTCCGCTATCAATAGAAAATAGTGTGACATTCTCGCGTAAGGATCTAGCAATGCAGTCCCCTAATTTAACTAGTAATGAGATAGTTTTATCTCTTTCTTCAAATAATTTTGAAAACATTATTAATCTCCAATGTAGTGTTCATAACTTATATATACAAGTTTCTTAACACATCATGCTTTTTGTTGCTGTTTTTCAATGATCCTAGAAAGAACTTGTTTTTTATCATCTTCTAGAACTAAGTTTTGTAAGGTCTCTAGACTAGAGACGATATCTTCATTTGCTGTGGGAGGAACATTTTCTGCTCCTTCCTGTCCACCTGCTTCCATTGGCCCAGGACCTGCCATAGGTGCTCCACCAGCCTCAGGACCCGCTAAAGCGGCCTGTTCTGCTTGTTGCTCCATTTCTTTTTGCTGCTGCTCTTCCATTTCAGCTTTCATTCTAGCGATTTCCTCGTTAGTCATGTCATAGTATTCTCTGTAAATCTCATCCTTGGAGAATAATGCTAACTGCTGAACCGCAGCGATAACCCGTGTCTTCTGCTCATCAAGATCCAGCTTTCTCTTAGCTGACATATCTGAAGGCTCGGGAAGTTTAATTTTTACATTTTTAATCAAAGCAGCAGGGAATCCTCGTAACTGAAGATGCCGTTTTGCCACATTTTCCAAGCCTGTTTCGATATCTACTTGAACTCTTTGAATTGTTCTAGCGAACTTGACATCTAGCTGGGAAAGGTTTGCTTTTCTTTCAGGTGACTGATCTTTTTCTACAATGTAATCTTTAGGAATTTTAAGAGAGGCAAGCAACTTATCACGATAGTATCGCACATCCTCAATCTCACCTAAGTTAGTAGCTCCTGGAAGAGTATCAATTTTTGTTCCGCGCCCATTTTTTGTAGGAACGAAGAAGTCTTCATCCATGGACATGGGATTATATCTAGAATCAACGGTGTCTTTTGGTGTATTGTAGAACTTTTCTTTTTTGAACTTTTGCTTCAATCGCTCAATGTACATTTCTGCTTTACTTGTAGGAAGGTTTCCTGTATCAACATAGAAGATTCTACGCTCAGGTGCTCTTGATAACCTGTAGATCATCATTGCATCTTCCATCATCTTCAAAGACCTAAAGACCCGCATACATAGGGCAGCGATAGACTTCCCATACGGATAAAACACAGGATCAGAGGTGTGCAGTCGGAAGTGAACAATTTGATTTTTATCAAGCTCAATATACTTCACGGGGCGATCACCTACGTTAGAACCCACTTCTGAGTATTGCAAAGAATCCATGTTTGGGATCTCTTGCAAAAACTTCTTAAGATATCCAAATTCGTTTTCTACCCTCAGAATCCAGTTAGGGTTAAGAATCTTAAGTTTTTTAATTCCTTCTTCTGGTTTATTTACATCTAAGACAAGCTCAGTAAAGCAGTCTCCATACTTACAAGTATTTCTAACGATATCCCATAAAAATTTGTCTAATCTTACTTGATGAAAAAGCGCATTAA